CAAAGTGTCAAGGCTGTGCAAATACAGAAGCGCAAACACCTGTGAAGATTGATTTCCGAGAGGCAGTCCTTTACCCTCTGTGCTGTCTATAATCAAATCGCAAAGCCACAAAACACCTTCATCATCAAAATAATTCCGCAAAATGCGTTTTAAAATATCGTGGTCGATAGTATAAAAGAATTTTGTAATATCGCCCTTAAGGATATATCCGCTTTCACCATGCTTGAGGTTATAATCGAGCATATCCTGCTTCAGGGCGTTGATTCCGAACAATGTGCCTTTGCCTTTTTGCCCAGCAAAGTTGTTGCGGATAAACACATCAGCAAGCTTCGGACACAGCACATTATCGCAAAGACTGTGCTGCACAATCTTATCCTGAAACTTACCCGCTTTTATCAGCCGTTCTTTAGGCTCATAAACCTTAAATTCCGTATATTCGCCTATTGTATATCGCCTTGTTTCAAGTGAATCCTTAAGGCGATTAATTCCGTCAAGTGCCATTGAATTGAATTTTGCAGAGCTTTGGCGGTACCCTTTGCCACGTTTTGCTCTGCGGTATGCTTTATAAAGGCTTTCAAAAGATGTTATTTTTTCAAAATCTGTCATAATCAATTAAAGGGAAAGGCTGTGCGCTCTTTTGATGATGGTGCACTGATTTCAGCTGTTGCTTACTCTGTCTCACATTCCACCAGAACGGGCGAACACCGCCGCTGTTGTTGCAATTGTTGTTGTTGAGTATTCCATTGTTGTTGACGCAGCGGACACAATAAAAAAGCTACAGCACACAGCCTGTGCGTTATCTTTCTTTATCCCTTTTCCTCCATGCTAAAGTCATTCTCTTCACATCCGAGACAAGCCCCGACCAATACTCGGCTCTGTCATAAGAAAGTATTCCGAGACGAACGGAAAGCTCGATATAAAACTGCAGTTCCTCACAATATGTAATTGCTTCGGTCTGAAGCTCCTGCCGCCTGCCTAAATCTTTAAGCAATGTGCGGTTTGCCTCAAGCAGTTTATTATGGATATGAAGGCTTTTGCATAGCATTTCGTTAACTATGTTAAATCTGTATTTTTTAGGAAACACCTTATCGTTTGATGCTACCCTGTATGTATGTTCTGCAAGGTCTTTTGCTTTCACAATCACCTGCAGTCCTTTTCCGTCACTCATTGTAAATCCTCATCAGATACAGAGATTGAAGATTTTAAGATATAAAACGGGCGAACACCGCCGCTGATGTTGCAATAGTTGTCGTTGAGAATTCCAATGCTGACGACGCAGCGGACACAATCCGTCCACGTCTTACTTGACAATGCAGTAGCCGTCCACCACCATCTGCCGGGATTATATTTATCGAGAATTTCAATAAACTCTCTGAACTGAGTTGTCGTCAAAAGACTGATTTTATCTGTAACTGTACCGTAATCTTTGCGGCCGTCATCGGTTGTAAGGTCAACCGTATGCTCAACAATATTCTCTGCACCAACTTCAGCTGCAAGTGTTTTAAGAAACTTTGTATTCAGATCATTTCGAATATCGCTTGCAACATAGTTTGCCGTATCTTTGTCAAACCTTGCAGTTTTCCAAAAATCTTTGAGAAGGCACTTTGTTGTACCATTCTCTTCGTCATGAGAAAGAATTATATGTTCAAGATTTTCTGTTTTGAATGTTGTGCCTATGGCTTTTTCGGATAATTTCATTTCAGTTCCCTCCATTATTCAGATACAAAGATTTCAGAATTTAAGATACAAAACGGGCGAACACCGCCGCTGTCGTCGCAAAAGCTGATGCAGAGCATTCCACCGGTGTAGACGCAGCGGACACAACTTGTTTCCGCTTCATTAGACCACGCTGTTACTGTCCACCACCAACGCTCCATATTTTCGCCGATAACAGAACGGTATTTGCGATACATATCGGTTGTGATAAGACTGATTTTGTCGGTAACTGTGCCGTGAGCTTTGAAACCGTCATCGGTGAGCAAGTCAACTGTATGAAGAAATAGATTATCCTCACCGACAGTTTTTTCAAACTCTTTGAGAAATTCTCCGTTGAGATATTTGCGGATGCTGCTGTTTGCATAGTTGCATGAATTTTCGTCAAACTGCATTGACTTATCGAGCAGATTTTTGAAAAGAACTGCCGTGCCGTTTTCACAATGCTCAAGGATTATAAGCTCCGTTTCGCTTACCTTAACGATTTTACCGGGCTCATATTCCTTCAGGCGTTTTTTCTGCTGAAGGTGCATTTTGAGATCTTCGGGGTTGATGTGAAGAATTATTTCATCTCCTGTATTCTCAACCTCAGCTTTGATTGTTGTTTTGATTTTCGGGAAACACATTGGTTTCTTCCTCCTTTTACATATAATTTTCGTATTTTTTCTCACTTTTTGTCATTTATTATTAAACGACGAAAGCGAGTATTACTTATGAAAATTGAAGAAGCTGTATCTTTCAGAAAGCCTCTTGCGGTTAAAGAAATATTGATGTTTTCAAACGGTGACTGTTTTCCCCTGTGTCCTCGATGCGATACCACTCTCGAGCGAGAATATCAGCATTACTGTGACCGTTGTGGTCAATGCCTTGATTGGAAAGAGTTTTACCGTGCGAAAATTGTCAGATGGATGCCGAAGGATTAATTTTCTGAACCCTTCATAAAACTTTCAAGAACAGTCTGCCTTGTTGTTTCGGGCAGGCTATTTTTGTTTGCTTCAGGCAAAGCATCTTTTACCTGAATCTCATAAAGGTTGTTCCATAGATATCTTATAACCTTGAGCATATCATCCTTTTTGATTGCCATGTGTGTAGGGGCGTTCATCACTTTATAAATCGCAAGAGCCTTTTCTATGTCGGAATATTTATTGCTGTCGATTTGCATAAATATTGCCATTGCTTTACCGAAGTTCATATTATCCGTCCATCCTTTTTCCACACATTTCAACTACATGATCAGGTATATCCGAAACGGAAATAAGCCCTGCATCGCTTTTATCAACAAGAAGTTTTGCAAACTCTTTCACACCGTCTTCGAATCCTTTATTGTATTGCTGACGGTCATATTTCAAGGCATTCAAAAGTTCTTCTTCATCAACATTTACATGTACACCTTGAACCGCTTTATAAATCAACGCATCATTTTCTTTGTCGAAACGAACTGTATGTTGCATCGACATTTCGAAAATTTCTATTGGCGATTTATACATTTTACTCACCTCTTTGATACCAAGGTTTAAAATTATTAATTGTTTCAAGCAGATTATCACTTTTACCATCAAAACAAATTGCCCTATCATCGATATAAACAATTGCAGGAGGCTTCTCTTTCATCACTTTATCAACTTCGATACCGTGCTTCTGAAGGTATTCGGTAATTGCTATTTGTCCGTAATAGTTTTCGCATCGGGTCGAGACAACAACAACCTCGTATCCTGCTTTTTTGATTTCTGCTATGGCTTCCTTTATACCTTCAACGGGCTCATCAGGGATTTCAGTTATTCCCATCCAACCGCTTTTATAACTGTGAATTACACCATCAAAATCAAAAACTACTGTCTTTTTCATCATTTCCCACCTTCCTTTGTGTCGGCCACTTCAAGGCAATCTATACAAGCTCTTGCTGTATCGAGTGCATCAAGAGCTTCCTGGATAGCCTTTTGAGAAAACAGCCTTTTTTCTTCTGATTTGTTGAAAACAAATTCCATATGTTCATCCGCTTCAATTACTTCTGCGGTCACAAAAGCCTTTTCATCTGCATTAAATTCAGTAACCCTCTTGTTGAGCTCTTCATCTGACCACTTCAATGCTCTGAAAACACTTGTCAACTCGCCTGACTTTTTATTTCTGTAAAATATCAGTTTCATTTCAACACCTCCACATAGCACCATGACTGCGGCGGTCGTTCGAGCGACTTGCATCTGTTCTCTCTGCGTTCATAGCACACAGAACAATCGGTACCCTTGGGTTTATTGCAGGCAAGAAAGAACTCGCTCAATTCCTTCGGTTTGTCATAGATAACAAGGTTAGAAATATGTAAACCGTATACGGTCTTTTCATCTGCATAATCAAGAAGTTCAAAAACATCGAGCATTGTTCTGAGGTTCGCCAAAACTGTGTAGTTTCCGCACTCAGCAACAGTGATTTTATCACATACAAACACTCCGATAATCTTGCCTAAAAGCGGTTGCATTAAAAACTGATATTCCTTCGGGATTTTGGCAAAAGATTTTTTATCTTTACTACAATATACCTTTACGGTTTTATCCCAATTTTCGGCTTTGGGATAGTTCTTTCTGATTTCAACCGTCTTTTTCTTATCGATGTTCCAACCCATAGCTTTGGCTATAATCAGAAACACCCAATACGGCTGAATACTGATTAATATTGATTTCATAATATTCTCCTATATTGAAAAATCTTTGTAGCTTGTTCCTTTTTCCATATGCGCCCTTGTTGCTGCGGGTCTTTGCCACATTCTTGCCCATGCGTTCCAATCAGCATCATATTCGGTCTTTTTATCAGAGAAATCTCTGTAAAGCTGAACAAACGGCATAGCTCCTGCATCATAAACAGCCTGTGCTCTTGCTTCGTCTTTGTCACGGTCTTTTCCGTAAGAAAGAACATAACATTTGATTTTCTCGCGGTTAAATCCTGCTTTTGTAAGTTTTTCGCAGGCTATTTTAAATTCAGGTAATTTTACATCGGTATCGCAAGCGAGCCATAATTCGGATATTCTTAAATCTGATATACCGTTTATAAAATGGTCATCAATCAGATCTGCTTCTAATCCGCCCTTAAAACAAATAGCTTTCTGATGCTTTAGCATTTCAAATACCTTGTCTTTGTGATGTCGGCTCGCTTGCAGGAAATTGTTGTCTTGAATTATGTTGCCTTCACAAATCGGCAGCTCTTTCAATCTGCCTTCAAGTTTCGGGACGCAACACCATGGGCAGTTATTATTGCATCCTCTTGTTGTGAAGATGATATTCTTTTTGATATACATTCCCTGCGTGAAGTTTTCAACACAGCTACCGAAAGCAGGGCCGCCGAGTTTCACAGGTTTATTTGTTCTGCCTTCCCATTGAAAAGCAAGCTCTTCACAGTATGCTTTATCCCAAGTAAATGTGCAGGATATATGTATTTCTTTGTGTTCAGGAATAAGCAAGCCAGGCATACCGACAAAAGCCATATCGTCATCAGGTGTATATGAGGTCCTTCGTGGAAAAACTCTGATTATGTCAAACATAATACCTCCCAAACTCAATCTGATTGTTTGCCTCAAAGTTAAACCATATTTTTTCAATACGGTGTAATCCCATTTGCGCTGTTGTTTCTTTTTCGGCCATGTTCCATTCAGAAAGTACCTTGTTATACATTGAGTTATCATAACCGCTTAATATGATTTTGGATTTACTGTTTTTAAGTATCTGCAGTAACTCAATGTGCTTTTCATCGTTCATTTCAACTTTATACATATTGCTTTTTCTGAGCCTTTGAATATAAGGCGGATCACAATATATCAATGTGTCTTGACTGTTGTATCTTTCAATAAGGGTCAATGCATCAGTATTTTCAATCTGAGCATCTTTAAGTCTTTGGCAAACAGCCTGTACCACCTCGGGCAAATCGTTCCACATTGTTGCACAGCGAGGTCCGCCATAAGTTTGTACGTTTCGCCAACTATTTTTACTGCTGTTACTTGTTCCGAAGCTTTGATGGTATCGAACAATGCACCTTCGAGCGTTTTCAATCGGATTATCTGTCATCTGATAACATTTTTGAAATTCTTCCCTTGAGAACGACGTGAGCATTATTGCCCTTGCCAGTTCTTCCGGGTAATCTCTGCACACCTTAAATAGATTTACAATATTTCCGTCTAAATCATTTATTGTTTCTATGTAAGAAGGCTCTTTTTTGAAGAAAAGTGCCCCAGAACCGAAAAAAGGTTCAAGATATACCTTGTGTTCGGGGAAATATGATAATATCCAATCAGCAATTCTCCATTTGCTGCCAGGATATTTTAATAGCGATTTTATAACACTTCACCGACCTTTAAAATCAGCGTCTCTCTCAACTCATCAAGAGCGTTATATTCATCCACTGTCAGAATATCATATACGTCGTCGTAACTTTCAACTTTTCGCAGAGCTTCAATAAGCTCCTCTGCATATTCTTTTTCGAGAATAATTGTTACTGAATTATCCATATTTCCTCCCTTGTCCCGCCGCTTTGCTGATTTGCACGAACATAGTAAATTGAATTTTTGGTCATAATTGATATTAAATTTTGAAGCAAGGCGGCAGGTATTTATGACTAAGCGATATCTTTCAACCGCTTATCAACAATTTTTTGATAAACACTCAATTCCATTCCTTCACACAAAGCAATAATATCGAGTGCTTCGCACAGAAGCTTTTCAAAATCTGCACCAGGTCCGATTCTTTTAATAAGATCCGAGAGCTTTGCTTCTGCTGCTTTAATGTTATTCTGATAAGAAATATAAGCTCCGAGATTGAGCAGTCTGCCTTCACGCAGTTCATCAAACCTTAAACGAGCCGCCGCTTTCTGTGCTGTGGCTTCGTTCTTTGTTATAAGCCTTTTGCCGTAAGCCTCACCGATTCCGAAAAGCTCATAATATGCCATTCTTTCCTCGGGTGCGGCAAATTCGGGCAGTCTTTTTCCGGCTACGGTTAATTTGTAGATGTCATTAAATTCAAGCATAAGCTCTCCCCTTTCTCTCAATTACAAACACGGCAATTTTCCGTGTGCATAAGTCAGAGAGGGCGATTCTCACCGCCCTCGGGGTTATTTACTTGCTGTAATAGATTCTGACATTGTTGTTTTTCGAGTAACCACAATCTCATCTTTGCCGTTGATTGATATTGTGGCTTTTCCTATACCGGGAATTGTGAAAGTTACCGATTTGAGCCTGTATTCGGATATTTCATCAATGACTGCATCCATTATTTTTATAAGACTTTCCTCTGCTATACTGTTCCAACATTCAGCAGTTTCGACAAACAGCTCTCTGACGTTACTTTTTGCTTCTGCTTTCTGCCTCATCTGAGCTTTATACTGCATAGCGGAAGGACAGCGACAATGTTGTGATGCTTTTTCGTCAGCTTCTTCTTGTGTGTCTGCGTCCGTAATATCAGTTCTTATCTGTCCGCAAAACTTACAAACGCCAAGAATTTCTTTTGTTATTACTTCTGCCATCGGTCAACCTCTCATCTTATGCCAATCTGTCATGACCTTCACGCCTATGTTGTTACTTTCCCGGGCAATCTGTTCCGATAAAGACGGTTTGTAAAGCCAATTCATAAACCACACAGACCTTTTAAGCCTTACGGCTATTGCTTTTCTTATTCTCATAATCAGTTTTGAAATCCACTTGCGGAATCTTATTCTGTACGGCATTTCAAATTTGATAATTACAGGTTCAAAAATAAAACCTATAATCAGCAGCACAACAGCTGCAAAAAGCAAATATGTTTTTATAATTTCAATAAAGATTTCAGGAAACATTTTCTTTTTTCTCCCTTCTTTTATAAATAGGTTCAGCCTCAAGCGACATTTGCTCAAATTTATCAAGGCTGTAGCTTGCATTCTGACCTTCGGGCTTGTCCGCAAGGGTTGTTAAATCATCCTCCCAACGGTGACCGTTGAGCCAGGTCGAGGCGTGAGGAACAAGTGAGGCGGTTTTCCATTGCTCTGTTTTTTTATGTTCTGCGAGGGCGATTAGCAAACTCTCAAGCATCTTTCGGTCTTTACAAACCTTCTTGAATGCTTTGAAAGAATTGACTTTATTAACCTTCCGGGGATATTCCTTCCAGAACTCCTCAAACATCGCTTCTGTCTCGCTCTGTTCCTTCTGAGGATCTATGATTTCAATTTTTATCGGCTTTTCAATATCCTTCCACTCTTCAACGAAATATGCCATTGCTTCTTTTATGCCGATAACCTCATCTTCGTCCTCGGTATTCAGAACGACCTCAAATTTGATTTTTACTTTTGACATATTACGACACCCTCAAATTATTAATTTCATCTTTTATTTTGAGAGCTTCTTTTTCCGTAAGGCCTACAATCGTATCGTCTGATTTGCCTATAATAACCGCCATGCCGTATATATCATCTTCTGCACTCGGCAATGCCGCACAATATGTAGCTCTTTCGTTAACCTGAAGAGAGCTTTTCTTTCTTGCGTGGACCGAAAACATAGTCATCTGTCTGTCAAAACAATCAACACGGTCCTCTTTAATCATTGGACCTATTTTTTCGCGAATGATTGCTGCTGCCTTTTCCATTGAGTTAAACCCCTTGAGGTATACCTCCTTATTAACAGGCACTACAACCAAATATCTGTTTGCCATTGTTATCCTCCTGGTTTATCCGTATTTTTTTATAAGCTCTGCTTTTTTCTTCATACAAGCAGCCCTCTTGGGAAAAACAAAATCACTTTTGTTTTCACACTCATACAAATTCTTACAGCTGTTGCAGGCACCACTCATAACGGCCCATTGTATCGCCAAACCTTCTGCAGTTTTATCTGCCGAATATGGCTTGTCGAAAACAACAACATTGGTATTGCTCATGCTTAATCGTTTTATCTCCTTTGTGGTGAAATAGGGTTTGCGTTCCTTATGATGCTTTTGAGCATCTCTGCGTGTGACGGTTCTTAAAATCAAGAAAGGCTTCACGGGAAATTCTGATTGTGTCGCCGTATCGGATTATTTCAAGGTCACCGTTGGTATAAGCCTTGCGGATGAAGCTTTCTGAGGCTCTCATTGCGGCAGCCGCTTCAGATACAGTTATAAGCTCCGGGAGCTTTGAAAAATCATAAACATATTCAGGTGGTCTTTTCATATTCTTCTCTCCTTTTTATTTGTGGTGTGGTGAGGTTTGCGTTCCTGCTATTTAGTCAGCCTACCTAACTTGCGTTTTGCGTAAGTTCTTCTGTAAAAAAAATTTCCATTGCTCTATTTCGGGAAAGTTCAAGAATCTCAACAATTCTTAAAATAATGTAATACGGCATTTTTGAATAATTTTTAAAGTATCCTCTAAGAGTATCTCTGCCAATACCAATAGCTTTTGCAAAAGAAGTTTGATTATATCCTTTGCCAACCATTTCTTTATTAAGCTCCGTTATGTTAACTTTATACATTTATTCACCTCCTTGCAACTTTCGTAAAACGCAAGTTTATAATAACACCCCTTTGCAAGAATGTCAATACTTTTTGCGAAAGTTTTTTTGCTAAATGCAAGAATTTACTTGCATTTAACGAAAGAGTATGTTAATATTGTCGTGAGGTGATTCAATGTCTTTAGCTAAAGTATTAAAATCAAGACGCTCTGAATTGGGATATACACTTTTAGAAATTGCTGATAAAATGGGCGTTTCCGAAGCAACTGTTCAACGTTGGGAAAGCGGTAATATAAAATCATTAAGACAGGGACGCATATCTCAGTTGGCAGAAATATTAAAAGTTAGTCCTGCTGTTCTGATGGGTTGGGAAGAAGAAAAAGCCCTCGAAACCGAAGTTTCGAAGGCTGACGAGAGGTTCGAAAAGATTTGGACTATGTACTCTGCTCTTTCTGATTCGGAGAAAGATGCTGCTGACAAATATCTTGCTTTTCTTTTAGAAAATCAGAAAAACGATTGATATTTTCATCATTAAGTTTTTCTATTATTTCTTTCAGTTCTTCTTTCGTCAACTGTACCGCCCCTCTCTGTATCGAACATCTGTTCGATATTCATTATAGCGAGTGATTTGCATTTTGTCAACCTCCAATTTGTTTTTTGATAAGCTCATAAAAAGCTTTCAAATATTAATGACAAAAAATGCAATTGTTACGCTGATTTTCCATTATTTCCTATATGTAGGAATAATTTACTTTTCAGAAATAAAAAAGAGTTCCGAGGGATGCACCCCCAAAGCTTCGGCTATCATGCATATTGTTAAAACGGTCGGATTGGTCCCGTTATTTTCAATCAGATTGATTTGACTCTTGCTGACCCCCGATTTCTCTGCAAGCTCGGTAATGGTTATGCCTGCCCTTGCTCTTAATTCATAAATTCGATACTCAATTTTCATATCATCACCTTTTATATTTATTTGTGATAAAAATATGAGTATACATAAAATTGGAAGGATATATATCAATGGGAATAACAAACAAATCGTTTTCAGAAGGTCAAAGAAAACTTTTTCAAAACGCTCATATTCTTGACACTGATTTAGTTGAAATATCCTATGTTGCAGCTTGTTGCCCTATCTGCGGAAAATACAGGGGCAGAATTTTCAGTATTACCGGAAAAGACTCTCGTTTTCCAAAACTTCCCGATGATTTCCACGAAGATTGTGGATTAATGGCTTTTCCTTTTATTTATGGTGTAAACGAACCGCAATATTGTAAGTCAAAAGACATTATAGGTTATAATAATCGTCCGTTTATAGATACTCGTACAGCCGAAGAAAAAATCAATTATAAGCTTAAGCTCCAAGAACAGGAAGATGAACGCCAAATGCAACAAGACAAAATTGATTATGATTGGCTCCTGGAACATCTGCCCGAAACTGCACCTAAATCTTTCGGAGCATACAGAAGAATGAAAAATTCTAACTCTCCCGGTTATCAAAAACTTATCGATGAAGCTCAAACCAAAGGTTTTTATCTTAAAGAAAAAGGAAGTAAATCTATGTATTGTCAAAATTGCGGTCAACAAATTCCCGATAATGTTATTTTTTGTTCTCATTGCGGAGCTCGTTTGCAAAATTTACAGCCTATTCAACAACCCGTATATACTCAGACACCTCCGCAGCCTCCCGTTATGAATGTTGCTCCGCCCGAACCTCCCCAGAAGCCCACAAAAAAATGGTATCAGAAAACACCGATTATAATTCTTGCTCTCATCCTCTTTTTCCCTGCAGGATTGTTCCTTATGTGGAAATACAGCGGTTGGAATAAAGCGGTTAAAATAATTATAACTGTTGTTCTTGCCCTTTTGACAATTGGTATTATCGCTTCCGATTCAGATCCCGAAGGTGATTCGACACCGCAAAACTCAGAAAGTAATATCTATGCCACACAATCAACAACTCCGGTTACTACTACAACGGCAGAAGATAAAGACGCATCTGAACTCACAAGCATTTCAAACCTCACTACCGATGAAGCAAAGGAAATTCTCAAAGACCTTAAAGCTGTCGGCTTCGACCATATTGACAATGCTGTAATAAATAGTGATCAGTCCAACGCTGATAGCGGAGCAAGTTTCACCGTTTCATATAACGGTTACTCAGCAATACTTATCGTAATCGAAAGAAAAACAGATTATATTGTTTCCGGTGATATCGTCTTGTACAAAGACGGAAAAGTTGTAAATAACATCAACAACTATACAATAAGTGATGCCGAAAAGGGCGAATTTATTTATTATGCAAAAGAGTATGTGGAACAGGGCCTTAAAGCTCCGTCAACAGCAGAATTCCCCGGCACAATCCTGGGAATAAGCGACTGGAAAGTATCTCGCAATAAAGATGTCGTAACTGTTCAATCCTATGTTGATTCACAAAACGGATTCGGAGCTATGATCAGAAGTAACTTCGCAGTTCAGATAAGTTATTCGAGTAAAACTTGTCTTTACTTAGAAATCGACGGAACTGCCGTTTACGGTAATCCTCAATAAAACATAAAAAAGCCCGTCAGTGCTACCAACACTGACGGGCAGGAACGCAAGCCCCACCTCACCACAAGGACAGGGTGCTCTTTAATTATAGCACCCTGTCTTGTAAAATGCAACCATTTTCAAGAAAGGATGTTATTTTTATGCCTAAAAAAGCAAAAAGAGCCGACGGCAGATATGCCGTACAGGTATATCTCGGAAAAGACGAATACGGTAAACGTATCATAAAAACCATATATGGTAACACTCAGAAAGAGGCAAGTGAAAAAGCTGCTGAGCTCAAAGCAAAGCTCGGTAAAGGTCTTGATATAAGCTCCAAAAATAAAACCTTCAAAGATTGGGCAAAGCTTTTTCTTTCAACTCAGAAAAGTTCGCTTTCCGAATCGGAATACAATACCAAAGAAAAAAGAATATCTTTCTTTTACTCTTATTTTGGTGATACACCTATTGAAGCTGTCAGACCGTACCAAATTGAAACAGCATTGAAAACTCTCGCAAAAGAAAACCCGGCAACAGGAAAACCTTCAGCCAAAAAGACCCTTGCTGCATACAAACAAGGATGCAGTCAGGTTTTCAGATTTGCCATTAAAAACAGAATAATCGAATACAATCCTGCCGACTATTCTGAGATGCCCAAGGATGCACCTAAAAACGAACGCAGAGCATTGACTGAAACAGAGAGAGGTTGGATAACAGAGCTTGATTCAAGCACGCAGAGAGCAAAACGTGCTGCAATGATAGCTATGTTCTGTGGCTTACGCCGTGGAGAAATGACTGCTCTTACCTGGAATGATATAGATTTCGAAAAAAAGACTATCACCATAAACAAGAGCTATGATTTTAAAAACAAGACACTTAAACTTCCCAAGACAGATGCAGGCATCCGCACGGTCCCGATGCCCGATACACTTGTTGATTTCCTGAAGACCGAGAAAAGAACAAGCATTTATGTTATTGTCACAGCAAAAAATAAAATGATGTCTATTGACTCTTGGAAAAGAGCTATACAGAGCCTGCTTGTAGACTTTGAAATAGCACACGGTACAGCGCAAGGCAAAGAAAAGAAGAAAAATAAGTGCGAGCCAAAACCCACAGTGTTTACCCTTCAGCCGTTCGGATGGCACGACCTGCGCCACACATATGCTACACTCTTATTTGAAGCAGGTGTTGATGTTCTCACTGCTCAATATCTTCTCGGCCACGCCTCTCCCCAAACCACAATGGAAATCTACACACATCTTTCCGACGCACAAAAAGACCGTTCCATAACCAAACTTAATGCCTTTTTATCCAAAAAAGACGAATTCAAGTCAAATTCAAGTCAGACGGGTTAAGAACCTCTTATTTATAGCCACTTTCAGGCGTTTCGCTACTTCACTCATAACCCGGAGGTCGCAGGTTCAAGTCCTGTCTCCGCAACCAATAAGAAACAGTCACCATTCGGTGGCTGTTTTCTTTTTTTTACTCAGGACTTGAAGGACGAGCGGCACAGAGCAACAGTCCGGTGGACTGTTGTGACCGCGAGCGACCAAGCGCCCGCAGGCGCGCGAGTCAAGTCCTGTCTCCGCAACCAACAAATAACAGATTATCGTCAGATAGTCTGTGATTTTTTCTTTTTATTCGAAACTTGCTCACTCGCAGAAGTGCGTTCAATGTCTGAAAGAAACAAACAGAAAGCCTTGAAGCCGTACGGTTTCAAGGCTTATTTTCAATTATAATCCGTCAAAATTATTCTCAACAAACTCAATCATTGCCTGTTCTTTATCCTGTTCAGGTGAGGCGATGTAATCAAAATCCGTATCGTAAAACCAAAGGTATACGATTTCTTTTGTATCGTCGTTATAACCGACGATGCCGAATTTATGGGGATAATCGCCGCCGTCGGCAACTCTCATATGAAATCCTTTATACTCAAACTCCGTTACGGGTATGAGATAATGACCTTCAAGCATATCGGATTCAACGGGTTCGGTGAGAAATTTATAAGTCTGCTCAACTTCATTTTTCTTTGCGATATAAAAATCGTCATATTTCACTTTGACCGTCATTGTGTCGGTAAAAAAGAACAGCAGGATTTTTTTATCGTGGTCGTATTTTACACTTTCATAACTTGCGAAACCGCTTGGCAAGAAATCTTCGGCTTCGTAGTATTCACGGTGATATTCATAGATATACCGTATGAAAGTCCACGATGAACACGACGATAACAGAAGCATCATTACCAAAGTGATAATTATTACCGCTGAACATCTGACTTTTTTCATAGAATCACCTTTATTTACGTATCAGTTTGAACTGTGCCAAAAATGCTATAATTCTTGCTTTAAAAGAATTAAAGAATGAGACAAGTTCATTCATAATACTTTCAAACATATCAAGCTGTTCAATTTCAAAATGAACATTTTTAGTGCCTGAGTAGTTACCTTTACCCGTGATTTTTGCAGTTGCCTTACCTTCGGCGGTGTTGTTTGAATATGTTACCGTATAATCGGTGCCTTCGCGAAGGATTTTACCGCCGTCGGTTACTGTGATAACGGGAGTTATTGCACTGCCTGTATAATCCTGAACGGGGATATCGGCTATAACGGCATTTGAGATATTCTTTGTGACGATTGTGAAATTTGCTCTGCTTGCGAACATTCTGAAATCGCCCTTGCCCTTGACATTCACATCCGCTGTGCCGACATTGATGTTGTTTGCATAGGTTACGCCGAAGTCGATGTTTTCATTGAGTGTATCGCCCGAAGCGGTAACGGAAATTTCGGGTTCAATTTCAAAGCCCGTAAATGTCTGGTTGGGAATGGGAGCGATAACGAATGTGCTCACCTTGATGCCCTGAGTCTGTGCATATGAATGAGCATATGAATCCTCTGCGCAGTAGATTGTGAGCTTGTTACAGCCGTCAAAAGCATCTTCGGCAATTTCGGTTACGGTATCCGCAATAACTGCGGTTTCAAGATTTGTGCAGTCTGCAAACGCCTGAGATTTAACGGTTGTAACATTACCGCCAATGCCGACGGTTGAGAGTTCGTTACACTCCATAAATGCCTGTTCATCAATAACAGCAACAGCTGAAGACGTTTCATTTTTTGTTTCGCCAATCTGAGCCTTGTTTATACCGCTTCCGTTAAAACATAATGGACCGGTCTTTTCGATGTTGTCGAAATTAAATTCAATCAGTTTAGGACATTTTGCAAAAGCTCTTGTACCTATAATTTTTCTTTCTGAATTCCACTCAACTGAAACAAGCGAATCACAACCGTAAAACGCATATCGATCAACAGTTATTACGGTATCGGGAATCTTGATGCTTTCAATACTGTCGCACTCCATAAACAACACAACTCCGAGATACTCAACCTTATCGCCGATAATAATATTTTTGGGGTTACAATTGTCGAATACGAATCGTTGCGGAATTTGCACGAGGGCATTTGAAAGGTTATGATCAACAACGCAGTTAATTGCATTGTAGTATATAGTATTAATGTTTGGACAATTTTGGAATGCATAAAGTTCGATTGACTCGAGAGTTTCGGGGATTATTACTGTTTCCAAAGACGGGAGATTTCTGAATGCACCTCCAGCAATTGATTTAACTCCGTTTTTTAACTCAAGTGTTTTGAGTTTGAGACAATCATCAAATGACCAATATATATCAAGGTTGTTTCCGTTGATAACAGCATTTTCAATATCCGAACTTTCAAAAGCATAATCACCAAGAATTCGAAGACTGCTTGGCAAAACTATGTTTTTTATTCCGCTGCTGTGGAACGCTCTATCATTAATAAAAATAAGTGATTCAGGCAAATCAATCTCTGCCAATGAACTTGTACCCTCAAAAGCACTGATACCGATTGAGCGTATATTGGATGACATTTCTACTTCTTTGAGACCCGTGCAATCCATAAACACACCGTTGTGGATTTTTGTAACGCTGTCAGGAATGTTGATATTTTCAAGCTTTTCACAACGGTTGAAAGCATAAGCACCGAGATAATTCAAATCATTGGGCATTTCAAATGATTTAAGGTTTTTACAGCCGCAGAAAGCATAGCCGTTAATCTCTTTCAGTTTTGACGGAGCGTTTATTTCTTCAAGAGATTCACAGTTGTAGAATGCATAAGCACCGATTTTCTCAACTGAATCAGGCAGAGTAACAGATGTGATTTCTTTGTTTGCGAAAGAAAAGTCTCCGATTTTGATAACTTTATAACCGTTTATTTTAGCCGGTACAATTACATCTTTTTCTTTACCGAAATATTTAAATATGGTTGCCTGATTTTTCTCATCAAGAACATAGGTATATTTATCGTTTGAAGTAATATTATAATTTCCGGGTTCTTTATCAAGATAAAATGTACCGTCGGAAGCCATATGAGGAAAGTAACCGTAATCGTTTGTCAGGGTTTCGTATACGCCCTCGGGCATACCTGCTTTAAAAACGATTTTTTTGACGGTGTTGTTTTGTGAGTAAAGAACAGGTTCTTCCCATGAGGTGATTGTACCTTCAAAAATAACTTCTTCAACAACAGAATTTCTGAAAGCGTTTTTCCAAACTCTTACTCCGTCGCTCTGAACGGTACATTTAACAACCTTTGAGCCTGAAAACACACTATCTTCGATATCAAACATATCATAAACTGTGTTTTCCTTAAAGAGTACTTCCGTAACAGCCGTGCCCTCAAAATTTCCCCAACAAACAAAGCCGAGAGTGCTTGGAAAATCGAACGATGTTATTTTTTCACATCCACCAAATGCTCCCCACCAAATTCCTTCCAGACCTTCCGAAAAATAAACTTTTTCAAGGTTTTTACAGTTATAAAAAGCATAGCTGCCGATTTCTCTGACAGTTGGCGGAACAGAAACAACTTTAAGATTATTCAGGCTTTCATTTTCGGGTAACTCTAGGTTATTTGTAATTGCGTGTAATGATCCGTACGGTGAAAATGCTTTGTCGCCAATGTATTCAACCGTATATCCATCAATTTCAGAAGGAATTTCAATGTATTCTCCTGCTTTACCAATATACTTGAAAATAAAAATGCTGTAATCGCCGTAAGCCTCATAAATATATTCATCTGTATATTGCAAGCCTCTGAGTCCTTTGGTGGATTTTCTTGTTTCTTCGGTTGCCGATGCAGTCGGATTTATATTTATTCCTGTCAGCGGAATTGCCGTGACGAGCATTGCAAGAGCAACTGTCAGTGCAAAAAACTTTTCAAAATATTTTTTCATATTATCACCTTACCTTTTATCAAAGGAAAAGACCTGTTATAAACGCCTTGATTCTCGCAAACAGGGAGTTGAAAATGCCTGTTATTCTGCTGAGGAAACTCTGAGGCTCTGAGAGTTTCTGAATTTCAAACTCAGCCGATGCCGAGCCAGAGTAGTTACCCTTACCCGTGATTTTTGCAGTTGCCTTACCTTCGGCGGTGTTGTTTGAATAAGTTACCGTATAATCGGTGCCTTCGTGAAGAATTTTACCGCCGTCTGTGATTGTGATAACGGGAGTTATTGCACTGCCTGTATAATCCTGAACGGGGATATCGGCTATAACGGCATTTGAGATATTCT